TATATCTGTGGCTAAATGTATTCTGTCTATGCTTCCTGTGACAAGTTCTGAACTGTCTACAGAGTTTGCGGCAAGTTCTGAAGAGCCTACTGCTCCAGCTACTATTTTTGCTGCAGTTACTGAGTTTGCTGCTAACTTACCTTCTGTTACTTGTCCATTCCCTAAGTGTATAGTGTCAATACTACCTGATACTAATTCACTTGAATCTACTGAGTTAGTGGCAAGTTCTGAAGGACCTACTGCATTAGCTGCTATATGTGAAGCATTAATACTATTATTCTGTATATTTGTGCTAACAATAGAGTTTATAGCTATTTCAGCCGTTCCTACTGCATTAGCTGCTATTTTTGCTGAAGTTACTGAATCATCTGCTAAATGTATAGTATCAATACTGCCAGTTACTAATTCGGCTGAATCTACTGAGTTTGCAGCTAGTTCACTTGCTGTTATGCTTCCTGCGACTATCTTACTTGCATTTACTGTGTTATTTGCAATTGCACTTGCTGTTCCTGTTAAGTTACCTGTAACGTTACCTTCTACATTTGCTACTATAGTACCTGTTGTAATTGTTAGGTCACCTGTAGAGCCACCAGTAAATGTACCAGTACCTACTGTGAATTTATCTTCACTTTCATCATAACCTATAAATGCGTTATTTGAATCTCCTCTTTCAATTACTATACCAGCGTCTCCGTTTGGAGAACCTGTAGTTCCTGTACCTAATTCTATGAGTGTATCAGCGATTGTAGTTGTAGTAGAGCTTACAGTCGTTGTTGTACCGTTTACTGTTAAGTTTCCTGAAAGTGTAACGTTTCCTGTGAATGTTTGACCACCTAATGCATCTGATTTAAGTTCAGAAGCTGATACTGCATTTGCTGATATTTCACTGTTAGTAACAGCATTTGCGGCTATCTTTGCTCCTGTTACAGCATTACCTGCTATATGTATTGCATCAATAGAGCCAGAGATTAATTCTGCGCTGTCTACTGAATTAGATGCTAGTTCGCTTGAACCTACAGCACCACCATTGATGTGTCTTGCTAGTATTTGGTCTGTTGCAATTTTTGCTGAAGTAACTTGGTTAGCTGCGATATGTATTGTGTCAATACTACCTGATGCTATTTCTGAACTATCTATTGAGTTTTCAGCTATGTGTGTTACATCTATAACACCTGTACCTATCTTTGCAGCAGTAATTGAGTTGTTTCCTAAGTGTATAGTATCTATACTACCTGTTACTAATTCTGCTGAATCTACTGAATTAGCTCCTAAGTGGTCTGCTGTTATTGTTGCTGTAGGTATGTGTCTTGCAACGATTGAATTTTGTGCTATCTTAGTCCCATCTACTGCGTTATCTGCAATATTGGCTAAAGCTATTGTGTTGGCGGCAATTTTAGCGCCTGTTACTTGTAAGTCGCCTATATGTGCGGTATCTATACTGCCGTCTACTAAATGTTCTGAATCTATTGAGTCATCTGCGATTTTTGAGCCATTTACTGCATCTGCTCCTATTTTTCCACCAGTTACTGCTCCTGTACCTATTTTTGCTTCTGTTACTTGTGAAGCTCCAATATGTATAGTATCAATACTACCTGATACAAGTTCAGAACTATCAATTGAGTTTGCAGCTATTTGTGCAGAACTTACACTATTAATTCCTACATTGGAACTATTTACTACTGCTTTCCAACCCATATTACCATGTGCTGAACATTGGTAATACAATATTTGAGGAGTAGTACTTGTAACAGCAATTTCTGTGTATGCACCTGAACTTCCTGCTGTTCCGCTAGTTGTAACTCCTGTGGTATAAGCCGTTGTTTTATTGGCTTCTAAATAAAATCTGAAAGGATGATTGGCATTTGACGAATCATCTTGCTTAAATTTATAGCTATTCCCAGGTTGTAATACTAATACTGGAGACTCTTTGCCTTCGAACTTATATCCTAGAGTGCTACCATTTCCGTAGTCACCATGTGCGGAAGTTTTTGTAACAACCGTTACATCATATTCATAAGTTCCAAATTCTTGAATTGATTTTGCGTTCTTGTGTATTTCACTTGAAGTAACATTATCACCAGCTATTTTTGCTGAAGTAATATTATTTGTTGCTATTTTAGATGTTGTAACTTGTAAGTCTCCTAAATGGTAACCATCAATACTACCTGTTACTAGTTCACTAGAGTCTACTGAGTTTGCACCAAGTTGTGTTGAAGTAATACTCCCATCAGCAATATGATGAGCAGTAACTGCATTTTGGGCAATCCTCGCTGTTGTTATTTGATTCTCAGCAATCTTAACCGTAGTTATAGCATTATCAGCTATCTGTAATGTCTCGATTGCATTTGTTGCTATCTCTGAAGTGTCTACTGAGTTTGCAGCTATCTCGTTGGAAGTGACAGCGTTAGCAGCTATTTTGGCTGTTGTAACTTGTCCTGTTCCAAGATGAATAGTGTCAATAGAACCACTTACTAACTCACTTGAATCTACTGAGTTTGCAGCAATACCTGCGTTTGTTACTGAATTATCTCCTACGCCTGTAACGGCTGTTGCTTGTAGTTGAGCTGCTCCAATAGCATTTGTTGCTACTTCGGCAGTACCTACAGCGTTTACTGCTATTTCAGAGGCACTAATAGCATTTGCAGCTATCTTTGATGCTACTACACTATTATTTCCTATTGAGTCTTGTTGTACTAAAAATTTACCGATTAGTGGCATTTTATGTTTGCTCCAAATAAGATAGAACTACGTCTATCGAGCTTGCCGTGTTTGACTGTACTTTAATTGCATCACCAGCTTCTAATACTACTTTTGCATCTCCACCGATTGGTGCGAGTGTTGAGCCTGCTGGTATTTCTATTCCATGAACTATACTAATGTGATTACTTGTACTTGCATCATAAAATTGAGCAGTAGCATTTATATCTGCACCACCAACATTACATAAGTATAAACCTATAATGGTTGTTGTTGTTGAGCTAGGGCATGTATATACTGTTGATAAACTTGTTCCTACGTCGTTTCCTGTTGCTGTCTTAAATGCTGATGCCATAATATTATCCTAATGCTATAGAGAAAGCTACGAGGTCGTCTGTTGTTAACGCTCCATCGACATGACTGGCTAGTATAACTACTGTGCCGTCAGCTTTCTTTGTATAAATCCTTTGGTCAGCCACATTCATAGCAATTTCATGAGTTTGTAAATCACTTGTCTGTGGCACTGAGTTTGTTGTCTCCGACCTTTTTGGTTTAATAACTTGAGCCATTCTTAGAATGTGCCTCCATCTATGTTATTACTCCATGCTATTGTTCCGTTTGCTCCAACTTGTAGAATTTGTCCTACTGAATTTGTTGAATCATATGTTCCGATTGATAAAGAAGCAAAAGAGCTACCACCATTTGCACCATATAATAGTACACCTTCTGGTAATGCGCTTACTCCTTTTAGTCTTGCTGTATCTGAATTAAGTTCTATTGTTACGTCATCTACATTGACAGCAAGTGTGTTTCCTGATTTTGATAAACCATTTCCTGCAGTAACACTACCAGCTCCTGAGAACTGAGTCATTGTTATATTATCAGTACCGATAGATGCTGAGCCAGTGATATTTGAAAGTACAAAACCTGCGTCTGCATCACTTCCTTCTTCAACGAATGTAAACATACCGCCTGTGACTTCTGCTGCACTATCTGCATCAGTTGTTCTTGTAAGAACGAATGGATTTGAAACGTCACCTACTGTTGTTACAGAGTATATACCATTTTGTTTTGGGTCTGTTTGTGCTTTTACAAGTACTCTATCTCCAGAAGTTAAATTAGTACTATCTACAGAAATTGCACCGTTACCACTCGCTGTAAGTGTAGCACCTACACCACTAGTACCGTTATTATAAGTTGTATTTAAATTACTTTGTGAACCAACTCTTACTGAATCTTTTATATCTAGTGCTTGTTTTACACCATCTACATATGCTTTTGTTACTGCATCAGTTGCTTGTGAGGGAGTACCAATATTAGTAACTCTATTTCCACCCATATCAACTGTTTGTGAACCTGCAACCGTTATTCCACCGTCAAAATCTGCTGACTGTGTAAAGGTTGATGTACCAGTAACTGTTATTGTGTCTCCACCAGCATTACCTAAAGTAACATTTCCATCTAATTGAGTTGAACCATCAACTTCTAAGTTACCTGTTAATGTGGAGTTTCCAGTTACATCTAAAGTACCTGCTACTAATGTATTACCTGTACCACTTGCTACTGTGAATTTGTCTGTATTAATTACTAAATTACCTGCAGCTGTTATAGCTCCATTAGAACTTAAAGAATTAACTGTTGCAGAACTAGATACATCTAAAGTACCATTTAGGTCTACATTTTTGCCTAGTTCTATTTCTTCACTACCATTTGTAGTGATTAATTTAATATAAGAAGTACCGCCTTCATTTATGTCTAATGCTGCTGCATTGTCGTCTAAGATAGTAATAGAGTTAGACTGTGAGGCTAAAGATAAAGTGCCTCCATGAGTAACTGTTACTGTACCTGCCGCATTTAAACCTAATGCTCCAGCCGATGTAATTGCTATATTTCCGCTTGTTGTTGTTTTTAAAGTTAATGCTGAAGCTGCAGTTGCTATAGTATTATTAGCTCCAGTAATTACTGTAGACCCAGTTTTTAACTGGTCAATTTTACTGTCTGAACCTACTAATATAGCTGAACTTGCTGTAAGAGTACCTGCTGAGTGGTCAAGCATTGCAACATATAAATCTCCTCCGATTGTTGTTACTGCTGCTGAACTTGGGTGTCCTACAAAGAGCTTCTTAGAATTAGACGAATATGCTAATTCACCAGCACCTAGAGAGGAAGGAGCAGCGGAGGAGCTACTTCTTTTGATTTTAATGGTTTGTGCCATGATTATTTCCTATCGAGCTATTAAAAGCTCCCTGCGTCTACCGTGTCTGAGTCCGCTGAACTATTACCTATCATTATAGGGACAAATTCAAAGTTTCCAGTTGATGTTTCACGGTAAATCTTTAACTGATTATCATCAGTATCATAATATAAATCTCCTTCTGCCAAGTCCGTTGTACTTGAGGTAGGAGCTGTTGTTGAGACAAAGAATTGATTCGCTAAAAAGTTAAGTGCACCTTCTACGGTTGTTTCACTTGCTAGAGTGCCTACAGGATTTGCAAAAGTAATTCCTGCGGCATCTTCAGCTGAACCAGCTACTGCATTAGATATTGTTAGAGTTGTACTTTGAGCAGTGGCATTAATACTTGTATTATTAGGAGTAATAGTTATCGTTGTTGCCATTATCTTGTTACATTTGGTGTAACTCTTGCTACACCCTCGATTAATCTAGTCATGCTTGAAGCTGTTGAGTTGAATAATTCTAAATCATAATAGTACTTTCCAGCAGGTATATCACGTGTAACTGTATATGGTAAAACCATTTTTAGTTTGCCTTGTGAGGCACTTGTAATTGTACACGTAAATGTTGCTGTGAGAGTTGTTGAGGTAGGAGTAGGTCTTAGTTGAGCAGTTGCAGTATGATTACCTAAGGCGATGACTTCACCATCTTGGGCAAGTTCGAGCTCCAGGGCAAAATCTGCTCCCTGGTCGATAACTATATCATATTTTCCTGCTGCCATATTGTACTCCTATATGCTAAATTATATCAAAAAATGCAGGTTATGTCAAGAACTATTTTTGAGGGGTATGTGCTTGACCTAGGAGTTTGGGAATTTGTCCTTTACGGCTTTCCTAGCTAAATAAAATTGTCCAGTTTTTGCTGAGTCACCAAACTTGCCAGAATCAATATCGTGGTATAGTTTATCTAGTTGTTCTATTGCGTCAGTATAATACTTTTGTCTTTTTTCATTTGCAGTATCTGTTGTTGTAATTGTTATATCTGTCATGATGCCCTCGCTGTTACTACTTCGAATCCATAATCAAAGTAGCCTACTTTTTTAAATATTATCTCAAATTGTCCTGGGTCGTTGAATGTTAAATTTAATGTTGTGTCAGACATTGTTGTTTTTAAAACATTATCTATCCATACTTGAGTTCCTGTTGGTATTCCTGTAATAGACAATGGAGTTTCTAGTGCAGGAGAGTATGTACTAATTGTAGGAGTAAAAGTTGATTTTAAAATAACTCCATCTTCATCCTCATTTACATAGTATCTATTTGCATCTAGTACATCGTCTTGTTGCACAGTTATATGACTAAGTCCTAACTCTGCTTGTTCCTGGATTATACCAGGAGTAATTCCATTATCTACTGTCCAGTGAATAAATTTGTTTGAGTCGTAAAATACGTTCCATGTTTTCATAAACTTTCTCCATTTTTAAAGTTTTCTTCGTGAAATATAATTAAGGCATAATAAATATCCTCATCATACCCTATTGTTGTTTCTGTAAATCCCCCATAATAATTATATTGTTTGCTATATGTTTTATTAATAGCTTCTATTGAAATTACATTATTATTACTTGCTGCGGTATTTGCAGCTAGTTGATAATGTTTTAGAGTTATACTATTACTTGCATAAGCATTTATCATTCTGCTTTCCTCTTTCCAAGGAGTATAAGCAACAATTGCATCTGGTGTGGTTTTAGAATTTTGTCCTGTTAGTAATGAGGGAATAAATGAACCATACCAAACGCCTCCCACTACATCAACTCCATAAGTTGTACCTGATGTATTTCTAAAAGTAACTATGAATTTAAAATCGCTTCTCCCACCTGAACCAGCACCAGGCGTAAAGTTTAATCCCATCTTTGCTCTAAAAGATACAATGTCTCCTTGAGTTGACCCTTGTCGACTAAACTCAAGGTTGTTCACTGTAGTTGAGGCATTATAACTTGCAGGAATAGTTTGTGGTGTGTCTACCCTGACATAGTAGCCATTATCTTGAACTCCTACAGCCCCTGTGCTATTTGCATTTTGATTTTGTAAATCAAAACCTAATTTTATATCTACTTGAATCCAGTTGTCTTTTTCTACATTATAGTAGTTTTCTGAGCTTCCTCCATATATTCCAGGGTCTGTAAATTGTGCATATTGTCCAAAGCTATGTGAAGTAGTCACTTCTAGTACATAGTCTCTTCCCGCATATTCTTGTTTTACTCTTGGACGCATTGCCATACTTCTATGAGCAGGTTCTTGATATTGATTACCATAACTTCCTCTAGAAAATCTTAAAGCATATGCAGGAACTGTTGTAGACGTTAAAACATCATGATTCTTCCCCCAGTTATGAGTTATATTTACTCCAGCATGTCCTCTGTTTCCATTCCAATAACTATTATTACTTGTTTGCAGTATTCCTTGATGTACTTCATATACTGAGAGTCCTCCGCCAATATGACCCCCTGAATCAAACGTAGTGCTTTCTAATGTTCCTTCATCTACTCCGATTACATTTGCTCCCGCGTACGGACTTGCTGATGTACCACTTCCACTAGAAGTATCTATCCCAGATACAAAAGCTCCTCGTCCTCCCTCTGCTCCAATAACAATTGGAGTATTAGAGTATGCTGTCTCTCCATAGTCATTTAATCTTACTAAAGGTGCGGATACTCCTCCTGGTGGCGAAGCCTGTGAACCAAAGTAAGTTTGATAAGAACCTGTACCTTGATATGTCCAATCATCTTCTACATATGTAGTGCCATCTGGCATTGTTAGTGTTAAATTTGCAGAAGAATTAAAACTTACTGCATTTGCTAATCTTAGTACTGCTTTTATTCTGTAGTAACCGCCTGAATGTATATAATCATATTCTACTTGCAATACATTTACAGTAGTTGTTCCATCACTAATTGTAGTTGGTGTTGTTCTTTTTCCTATTACTGCTCTATTTGCCATGATTAAAAAATTGCCAATGAATGTACTCTTGGTTCTAAACTGAATTTTACCGTTGCCGCTGATTCTAGTGTAAAACTGTAGCTTGTAAATAAATTATCTGATGAAGAAGTATAAGTTACTGAAGAAGTAGGTGACGAAACTAATGGAGTTGGTGCTATTGCATATGGATTGTAAAAAGATAATGTTTGAGTTTGATTAGAACCTGTAGTAGTAAGTGTACTAGTTATTGAAGGAATTGCAGCACTTGTTCCTATTACATCAGCATAGTTAGTAGCTAATTTTTGGTCATCTCCTCTATACGCTATTCCTGCCACTCCATTATCTGTACCTAGTATTAAATCATCTATCTCACAAGAATCAACATCATACCCAGGTCTTGATACATAAAGCCCTCCAGCATTAGAAAAACCTGCTGTGCTATTTGTAAACTTTCCTGATATTACTCTTTTCTTTCCTTTTGTAGGAGTATATGCATGTTGATAATTAGCCCCGTCTGCATAATAAAGCTGATTCATATAGCCATAAGCGCAAGGTAATCTTAAAACTTTAAAAGATAAATCTTCACATAAATTTAATGATTGTCTTGCTACATTTGAAGTTCCGACTTCTATCCAAGGGCCTTGTCCTGTATAGAAAGAAGCTGCTCGAATAGGTTGAATTGAATCTTCTCTTGTAGCTATCTGTTCTGCTATACTATTATTTGCAAATGTGCTTAGAGAGCCTATTTGCTGATGTACTGTTCTAAAACCTTGTTTCTTTTCGTCATGAGTAATTAAAGGAATGTAGTTTAAAAAATCATCTCCTCTTTTGAAATTTACTTCTGCACTTGCACTAGACTGAAATCCTTGTGCATAAATAACGCCTCTTCTATCACTTCTACTGTCAAAAAGTAAATCTTTCTGTCCTACTTGGTCTACGTTTGCATTTTGTTTTGCAACTTTTAGTCCGTATTCATTATAATCTGCATAAAAAGTGCCGTTTACAGGTAAATACTGAGTACTTATATTATGACTTAAAACTATATCCCAAGTGCCTCCATTTCCAGATTGATTTTTATGAGTTACTCTTGCATTTGTACCCGCAATGTTATTAGTTCCATCTATACTAATGTAAGCTCCCACTCTTATTGCTTCTGCATTTGTAACGTTATAATATCCTGTCGCACTTGTAGAAGCACGCTGACTTACTGTATGTACTGTTGCTAGTTTACCTAGGGCTACTCTCTTTGTCATTAGTCTTCTATTAGTATCCTTTCGTTATCTCTATCGATTGTTATTTTACTTCCTACTGCTATTGTTTCTCCTGTATCTACATCTCCTGATGTATTAAATGGTGTTGAAGCAATACTTCCTATATTTACCTGACTTGAAGAACCGGCTCCTGATAGAACTCCATTTGCTGCAAGTGTTATGCCTGAGTTTTTAACATTTCCTTGTGATACATTGTCTATAAGTAACGCATTTCCTGAGAATGAAGTTTTGTTTGCGTTGTTTGATACTCCACTTAATCCTACAAATCCTTGAGTTGCTGCTACTGTTGAAGTTACAGTTGAACCTATTTTTAACCTCATACTTGTTCCAGAAATATCTACATCAAGTGATGAGTTTTTAATATCATCATTTCCTAGTACAGTACCGCCTGAATCTTTAATATGTGTTCCTGCTCTTACATCATCACGAGTAGCTAAGTTTCCTTGGTTAGCAAATCCTGCAGCAGTATTATCAGCTGTTCTGTCAGCATTATTTGCTACACCACTTAATCCTACAAGGCCTTGGTCAAGAGCACCCGTGCTACCATTTGTGATTGTTGTACTTCCAAATTTTATTTTCAGTTGTGTTCCATCTTGGAAAAGATTTAGTGAAGCATTTTTTATCCCTTCTGGTGCATTAGCTAAAGAAGTTTGTACAGCTCCTATAGCATTAGCTGCTACTGCACCTGAGCCTGCTCCTGATAATGAGCCATTAGCGTTCATACTAATTCCACTATTTTTTATAGCACCATTGTTAGTACCGTCAATAAATAAATTATTACCTGTTAATGCTGTTTCATTTGCATTGTTTGATACTCCACTTAATCCTACTAAATTTTGGGTTAAACCTCCAGTACTACCATTTGAAATTGTTGTACTTCCAAATTTTATTTTTAAAGAAGTTCCATCTTGGAAAAGATTTAATTGTTCATTGTTTATTTTTTCAGGTATATTACTTTCAGAAAATTGTTGTACATTATCTACAGCACCAAGTCCAACATCTCCTTTTGCTATACCAACATCAGTAGTTGCTCCTGTATTTGTAAGTCTAATTTGTCCGTTTACTTTACTTATACCGATTTCATCATTTCTGTATTTATCAGTAATAACAGCTTCTTTGTAAGATATAGAATTATCGGGTCTAAATTTAATTTTATTATTACTATCATCTATAGTAAAATCTATACTATCTGGGTCAAAGAGTTCCCACTTACCACCTGCTGGTCTAACAGGGCCTGAAGTAATTGTTAAACCTGTTGTACTATCAAAAGTAGCTTCTTTTATTACAAAGGTTGCAAAAGCAAAAGGAACCACTCCTAAAGTTTGTGACCATCCAGACGTAAGTCCTGATAAAGTTTTTGAAGTAAAGTTAAATCCTGTTGCAGTTGGAACGCTTGGTAAAGTACCATATGCCCAAGCATCATAATATACAGTTACACGCTCTACTCTTGGTTGTTGTGCTTCTGACTGTACTGCTGGTGTTGACCATTCTCCTGTTGCAACAACATCTGTTGCTGTGTTTGAGGTTGCAGTTGCAGAACAACTCCATAAATATTGAGCTGTACCTGTTGGTACTTCATTTAATGACCATCCATCTAAGTCTGCTGTGTTTGTTACTGAAGAACTAGAGAATGTATATGTTACATTTCCATTCGGTACTGCTGGTGCAGAACTTCCACTAGTACTTCTTTTATAAAGTGTTAGAGTTGCTGTATTATTACCGTCTGTGCCATCTGACCCTTCTATTCTTGTTGCAGCTTGCCATGTAGTTCTATATCTAAAACTAGAGCTAAAATCAAAAACTGTCGTTCCTTTAGAAACCCAAACTGGGTCACTTCCTGAAGGTACATCTCCTATGTCATCATACCAATTACTAGGTAGAGTAGGGTAGTTTGTTATAGAAGGCGTAGTTGGTTGAGTCGCACTTCTTTGAAATATAAACTCTATTTGATTTGCTGGGTTATTGCTATTTCCTGGTGTAGACCAAGTTAGGCTTCCCGATACATTAGTTGTTGAACTTTCTGTTGCAAGAGCTTCTGAAGTAAAGTAAAAGAATCCTGGATTTGTACTTGTTGGTATGGCTTGTTGCCATCCTGCTGGTATACTTGCGAGTGTTCCAGTACCAAAATTATATGTTCCTGTAGTTGGAACACCTGGAGGAGAGATAAAACTTCCATTAAAAGTTACTGGATAATATATAATTAGTTCCTGTACTTTTTTACCATCACTACCGTCTTGTCCATCGTCTCCTTCTTTTGATTTTGTAAATGTCTGTGCTTTTGTAAGAGTTACTGTATCTTCTATATCAATACTATACTCTATTTCTGAAAGGTCTATACCATTTGCAACACCACTGTGATTTCCAACTGTAATATTTTTATTTCCTGAATCGAATAACTGAAATGTTCCTGGTGTAATATTTGTTGCGCTTGTTGTAACTGCGTACTGATTCGTAGAAGGTGTAGTATTATTTGCTACTGGAGTAAGTTGTGTTGCTCCTTTATACACTTCTATTTTTGTACCTGAATTTGCAAAACTACTTACTACACCAGTATTTGATGCAGGGAAGGTATGTGCTTCATTAGTTAGTATAGCTGTATATGCTGGGGCACCATCTGTACCTTGGCTTCCTTGTTGTAGTGAGGTAAGTGTGATTGTATCAAATGCAAGTTCTGTTTGGTTTGCTTCTGATACACCAACCTTAATTGTTTGTGGAGTAGTATTTATACTTGAAGGAACACTAAAATTAATTGTATCTGTGGTTGTATTTGAGCCGTTTGCTGTAAACGTTCCTTCATCACTTATACCATCTCCTGTAAATCTAAAATATGGACTAGTGAAATTTTGAGCAGTCGCTGTTAATACAATTGTACTACTAGGGCTTGGATTTGTACCATCAGGTCCGTATACAATTGAATAATCACTTGCTGTTAAATTAACTGTTCTTGAGTCTGTACCCGCTCCTGCAGCTCCTGGTATACTTTTACCGAGTGAAATAACTCTTGTCCCAATTGTTTCATTTGTTTCTCTATCTGTAATTGTAACTGTTATAGAAGCTGTATCTGCAGACATTGCTGTAACTGTTATTGCTCCTGAACTAGAGTTTACTATTGCAACACATCCTGAATTTGATAATGTTAAACCAAAAGTACTTGGTGTTGAACCTGAACTTGCAAAACTATAATTTATTGTACCTTTATTAACTGTGTAAGAGTTTGTAAAACTTGAAAAATCTGAAACAAGTCCTGCTGCATTTGAAGGGAAGTTATGATTTTCATTTGTTCCATTAACTGTAAAAGCATCGGCACCTCTATTACCACTAGAAAAATTAATTAGTGAAAATACTCCGCCCGTATTTGTTACAGATGCAAGTATAGAATCATTTGCATTTGAGGTTCTTAAACCTTGTCTAAATACATTTGCACCACTATAGGCTCTTGTTGGAGAATTTGTCAAGCTTAATGAAGTGTTACTTTCAATATAACCTACTGTAGTAATAAATCTAGTTGTACCTGCATCTCCTATAATTATAACATCTCCAGGCTCAAAGCCTGTAGATGAAACATCAAAAGTAGTACTACTGCCTGTTACCTCTACTGAGTTGGCAGCAACAGATACGGTGCCTGAAGCTTGTACAAAGTCTTCATTTGATTCTCCTAATCTCTTTCCGTATTGGAAAAAGTTTTGTACTCCGTCTGCATTAGTTGTTGTTGTTTCTACTACATCAACAACAGGTTGTAATAAATCTGTTCGTGTTGCACCTCTAGACAAACTTCCATCATAGTCTAAATATAAATATCCCGTTTCTCCATTTGCTAGATTATTAAAGTCTGCCTGGGTAGTCATAGCAGTATTACCTGAAACAATATCTATAGCATCTGCAGATTGATTAGGTGAAGTAAATGTATAAGTATCTGAAGCAAAAGTTACAGTACCATTTGCACTATTTATATTAATAGGACAAGTTAAAATACCTCCACGCATTATACCACCATTTAATCCAAAACCAACGGCAGGTACTGATTGAGGTTTTAATTTATCTTCATTAATTTCTAATATTCTTTGTGTCCAAGAAGAAGTAACTCCTATATTATTTATAGTTCTAACTCTAACTATAACTTCTCCTGTTTGACCTACACTTTCTATTCTAAAACTTGTTGTATTATTTCCTGATATAACTTCTCTTATAAACTTGTCTGGTACATCACTTATTTTTGCATTATGTGCTATTTCATACGCTGCAATGTGTTCATAAACATCATCTACTGCGTCTCCATTTGCATCTGTTAGTCCATTTGTTGGATGTTGCCACTCTACTAATATATCATTACCACCAGCACTTTCTATATCATCTTCTTTGCTATTAATTAGTTCTAAGTAAACTTCTTGAGGAGCAGGAACTAAATCTGAATCTTTTGGAGGTCTCATTACATCAGGAATATCTGGAATAATATATCCTCTATCAACTTCGTCAAATTTTGTAGCGTTATATTCTACAGCACTAATATTATAGTGCATCTCTTTGAAATCTTCTTTTATTGAAGACACCATGTACGTTTTTAAGCTTCCTGTTACATCTGTACCGTCTTCTTTTTGTCCTGATACTGTGTAGATGACTTCTCCTTCAGGAGCCTCTGAAAATGCTGAACTTACTGTTATTGAAGAAGCGTTAAAAGAAGATACCGCTTTAGTCTCAACTCTAGCTTCTTCTGACCATAATAATTGTACTTGAGCACCTGCATCATCTTTACAGTTTATTGATTTTGCATTTGTGTCAATAGCTGCACCTGCTTCATCTAATAGTACTAAATCTCCTTGTCTATAATTTGTAGAATTTATAGTTGCACTTTGTTGTGATAAGTATGCGCCACCTTTTGGATATATTAAATGTAAATCAAAGTTATCGTTTTCATTTAAAAATCCGCTTATGTCTCGGTCAGTTTTAATTACTGTTGTTGTAGAAGAAGATGTTGTTGTAACTCTACCACTAGCAACTACGTCTGTTATATCTGGGTCTTGTACATTAATAACATCTCCAGGTCTAAGCATACCGCCATTTATTCCTGTTGTAAAGTTACATACTTCTTTTTCTGTTAGTTCACTTGCTAAGTGCCATTTTCCATATCTTATAGCTTGGCCTTTTGAAGTACAACCAAAAGCTGTAACATTTTTTGTTTTAATTTTTCCTGTTTTAGCAATGTCGTTATTATCTTCTACAAGCACTACATCTTGCTTATACCCTTTTTCTGGGTTATTATAAGTTACTACTATTTGATTATTTCTGAATCTATTTGCTGTTCCTGCATATGAGAATTCTCCATTAATTACATTTGATTTTGTAAAAGTATATACTGCACCTTTTTGTATATTGGCGCCTAGACTTACTTGTCCATTCCACCATATTAACATACTTCTCATTGTGGTACAGAAATCTTTTAGTATCTTCAGTGCATTTGTACCTTTTGATATGTATATATTACATTCAAAACGAGGTTCTGTACCTCCTTTTCCATCTGGCACTAGTTCATCACAATATTTTGCTAAGGCAAATAAAGTATACTTATCAATTCCTGAAAAGTCAAAATTAGGGTCAACATGTTGTCCTAATCCATAACGTGGATTAGTCATGATATCTAAAAATACCCAAACTGGATTACTTGTATATACAGTATCATAATTTATATGAGAGGGACTAAATGTTTTCTTATCTCCTCTAAAATTACCATCCCAATCTGTATATGCTGAAGTATCTGCTCCTGTTGTTACATTTCTTGTGTAAGCTGCTGAAGTTCTTCTTATTCCTGCAGACGTTTTTTCGTCTTTAGGAAAGTAATTAGTAGGAACTTTTACTTTTAGTCCGCGTATTTCGTAACTTCTTTTTGGTATAGATTGAAAGTCTTTTGCATCAACTATAACACCTGCATATGCTGTATATGGAAAACTTAATTTATCTAATATAACATTTTCAATAGTTTTTAGTGTAGCTGTTGATGTATATTGCCATCCTCCAGCCACACCATTTACTTCACTAATTCTTTCTACTTTTACAGTATATGCATCATAAGGTTGATACTTACTTATATCAAACTCCATAATGTAGTTAAAGTTTCTTTTTGTTGAGGCAACTATAGCTCCTGAGTATCCCCCGTTATGTCCGCTTCCTCCAGGATTAATACCATACTTTCTATCTACTCCTGAATAAGAACTTTGACCATTTAAAATTACTGAGTGTTCTGTTCCATTTCTTTCATATATTAAGGTAACTCTAAATAACGCTCCTGCAGATACTTTTTTATTACTTTCACCTTTGTAAGCATTTAAACCTTGTGGAAAATTAAACGTAAGTCTAAGTAAATCTACTTCACTTGGGTCTGAAACTCCCATACCTCCTGAGCCTGAAGCTGCATAATTTCTTGCACTACCATCATAAGCAGGCTTGTCTGTTTTTCCTAAGTTTCTCTCAAGTTCTGTCCATGTAGGATATCCTGTATTTGGTACAGTTTCTAAGGTTCCATTAGAAACTTGAAAAGGCACAGAAGCACTACCTATTCCATGCGGTGTTGGTAAATAACTTTGCTCTCTTTCTCCTGCTCTAAATGCCCATAAAAAGTTATCATATTTAGCTAGAGGTGCTTGGTTAACTGTTCTTACAGGTGTACTGAGAGTTGCTTGTGTATTACTTGTATCTATTCCACCTGCTGTTATAGTTACTTTATTTTGTGCAGAATTATAGCTTGTTACTGTTCCAACATAGTCTAATTTACACACTGCATTAGTTGTGTCTGTTGAAGGTGCTAAGTTAACTCGAACCGCAGAAGTATTAATAAATTCTGTAATTCTAGCGGAAAAATCTTGACCGTCTGGCCCTGCACCTGTGATTCTAATTTGTGGATTTAATCGTTTTGTACCGTCTAGAACTACATCTGTAGAGGCGAAAGTAAGTCCTGAAGCTCCTGAAACAATAGTATTCCCTACTGCTGTATTAATTGTTCCTCTTTTAGCTCCGCCAAATACAAGTATATCCCTACTGCCTTGCGCAGTATTTGCTGAGTCTATAAATGAAGGATTATTATGGTCTGTAATAACTCCAGTAGAGGCAACATAACTCACATCTGTAGAATCTAAAATTGCTACTATGTCTTTATCTCCGTAATTATAGGCTTTGTTACCTCCAAGTTTAATACTTGCACCTTGGTCTACTAATCCTTCAATAGGGCCTTCGGATAATGCGTCATAAATTACAGCAGTTTGATGATAAGTTAAAGCTCTACTGTCTCCAGACGTACTGGTAGTTACAGAAGAAGTCGAACTTCTTTCTTCGTTTTGTCTTTCGTTTTCTACTGCTTTCTGCACTGCAGCACTCATATCTGATAACCAACCCATTATACGTTCCAGTTATATTCAAAGCCGGTCTTACTATAACCACTTGCGCTTTGTACTCTTGTTTTTGTAAATCCGAAGTTTGTTACAACTCCACCTGCTTCTACTCGTCCATATGCCATAGGTACTGGCACTCCTGTTTTTGTTGTGTTTACTGGACCGTTAAATAAAGATGATTTTTCGGGTTGGTCACTTCCATCTGCATCTGGCATTATCAGTTCAATAATACCTTGTAGTGCCAACATTGCTCCCACAGCTCCTAGTACGTACATCATTGCTCCCCCTGTTACGATAGCTGCATAAATAAGTAATGCACCTACTACTATTTTAAATAAAGCTTTAAAAGCTTTACCAATAAAAGCTCCTGCAGGTACTGGAGTAATAATTATATCCTCGTCATCTAAAAAATGTCCTATTTCTTCTTGTCCAATAAAATCATCTAAATTTTCTTTTGCCATAGCTTTTACTTCGGTTCCTTTTTGTACAGTAAAATGTATACCTAAATCCATAGACTCCATGATATATCTGCGAAGTCCACCTTTCATCGTGTCTATTGCGTGCATAGCCTCTTGAATTGTTTGCACATTCAGTCTATGTTTTTCTCCAAATAGTTTACCCATTTGTCCTTTTAATATTATTGTTCTTGTCATTTTGGCTCTAAAATTGTATAATCTTTGTCGGGATACGATACGATAAAGTATGGTATGCCAACGGCGTTACAGTTATTAATATCATGGTCACTTGGACGACAATCTTCGTCATAGTGACTATGGACTACATATAAAATTTTTGAAATCGCCTGATATGTTGCGAAAGTTAATGCGTCCATTTCAAATTCATTTTTATTTTCGGAAATATTTTTCATGGGAATATATCGTTTGTCGCTCCCATCTTGTATAACAAGTCCACAACACTCACGCGGGGCACATTCAGCAGCATGCTGAAATATAGCATCCATCATCTAAACGACCTTGCTGCTGGAAAACCTCCAAAAGGTAATACAACATTTGAATTTGTTTTTGTTTTACCTGTTGTTGTAGTACTAGTTGCATTTTGTGGTATAAATCCGAATCTTAACTTACATCCTGTAGTAGTTTTACTACATAAATCCCCTTTTTGCCAGTATTTTGAGTACTTTGGTGCCTGGCTCTCACTAGGTTTTGTAGTTTTCCATAATAATGTTTTATTATACGTTTCTGAACTAGAAACATTGTCTGTAAATACTACATAGTCATTATCTCTATCATCAACGTAAGTAAAGTATTCTGTACCGTGATTGTATGTAGAGTATATTCTTACTCTTTTAAAGTTAGTATTACTATCTGTAGGAGTACCCGGGTTATTGCTTGTGTTTGTAGCTTGCCAATAATTATTTATAGTTACAGAACTCGTGCTACCATTAGCATTAAATCTCGTACTAGTTTTTGTGGTTTTATAATATTCATTTTGATTTACTGTTCCACTACTATAAGAAGCAAAACTTACAGAACTTGGAACAACATATTCATCATCTAAATTTGCAAAAACAGTATATTTGATTCCATTTACACCGTAAATATGACCTTCTAAATGCCACTTACATCCGCTTTGGTCTTTCTTCCATCTATCTAATCCTGGACTTGCACCTTGATATTTAAATGAACATCTATCTGAATATATTTTTCTTGCTGGAATTTGTACTGTTTGCATATCAAATGGAGCAACAAGTTCTATGGAAACAGATGTTTTACTTCTTGCTTTAATTCTATCCATATTCCAAACTTGTCTAGGGAATTCTGTAGGTGGATTTGAGTCTCCACTTTCTCCATATAAGTACTTTTTCAGAGTTGTTCTACGAATGAATTTTAGTCCAAGAAAATCATTATAATCAAGTGTTCCAACTGCATTACTGAATACTGTATTTACATTTGCAATAAGCACATTGGGTCTTGCTATAGCACCGTCATTTTTTGTTTCAAATCCATCTGATTCCATAGGAAGTGCGACATAAGTTCTAACTGTAGCTGGAGTATCATAATCTCTCATTTGTAGAGTACTTAAATCATCGTCTAATCCACTATGAAAGTATATAAATTCTCCTTTCTCATACTCTAATTCATAAAGATGTACCAGTTCTGAGCCTGGGTCAAGTTTTTGTAAATCTTTTACCAATAGTTTATCTGTCATTATGCCTCGTATATTCTTCTAAATGTTGCTGATAAGTTGTAAAAATCATCGTATGACCAAGTTTGGTCCCACTTTTCACAAACTACTTTTACTGTTTCTTCATTACTCCCCGCATTTGTATCTGAGAATACAAAGTTAAATGCAGTTGCTCCTTTTTTACTTTCAAAGAAAGCTACTATGTCATCTATTTCATCCTTTGGTCTACTTGCAAAACTTACATTAAACGATTGCTTAATATTATTAATACCTTTTACAAGTCTTTGTTCATAGCCATCACCAAACTCTGCAAGGTAAACTCTTGGTTCATTATTTCTGCTAAATCCTTTATCTGGTGCCACTACTCCGAGTGTGCCGCCTACATCAAATCCTATTGCCATATTTTATCCTGTTGCCAACATTCCGCCTGGGCGTTGTTGCCTTTCTATTTCGTTTAGTACTGCTGCGTTAATAGCCGCTCCTAGTTGTTTTCCATCTTCTGCGTCTGACTTAGTATCTGAAGTACCCTCCGCCATGTTAACACTAATAGATACGTTATTATTATTGCCCATTCCTTTTCCACCAAAATCTACTGGTATACTTCTATTGTCTGGTAATGGTACTACTGCTTCGTTTTGTTTTCCTTCTCCAACTAAATAAGTAGGTTGTGTTGCAACTCCACCTTTTGCATATCTTGGCATTACTCCACCTTGTGCTAATCCTACTAATTTATTTCCGATAACACCGCCTTTTGCGAATGGTAATATAGATAATAATGGGCCAATACCTGGTATCATTCCTAGTAACGGTTTTAGGAGTCCCATAATTCCACTTTTTCCACCGCCAAGAAGTCCTCCGAGCAGACCGCCACCGCCGCCGCCCATTAAACCTCCAAGAAGTCCGCCACTACCACCACCGCCAATGGCTCCTGTGATAGCTTTCATAAATCCGCCGCCTTCTCCTGTAAGATTCTGCATAAAGTTACCAAATATACCTTTTCCTGCACCATCTCCACCGAATAGACCTGCTTTTAAATTTGCAAATAGTCCGCCTTCTCCAAATAATCCATTTTCCCCTTTAAATATTCCTTTTAAGTCTCCTAAGAAAACATCAAATATTCCACCCATATCTCCGAACATTGCTGAGAATCCTGTATCGCCTTTATTTGTTGTTTTTGTTACAAGGTCTTCTATTTCTCCACCAATTGTTTGTCCTGTTTTTTCATCTGTTTTCTTTTTCGCATCATCTG